TTATTTTAAATCTACTTTAACAGGAAGTTCCCAACGCTTTCGATTAAAGGTCACGGTACCATCCATGTTTATGCTTAATTCATTGCCATTGTAGTCATAAACTTTAAGGATATTACCGCCCTTATCAATATCAGCCAAAAGATCAACTTCTTTTGTATTTGCAAAATCATATGCCTTGATCATTACTTGCGCCATTTTAAAAACTCAAATTGCTTTTACGCATAATGATACTTGAATATTGTTATTGATTGAATGCGCCGTGCATCCTGAAAACAGAATGCACAGTAGAGTAATAAAAGTTGCTAGCTTGGTTCTCTTACACAAAACCACTTTATGCGATCCGGTTGCTAATCCATCCATAAAAGAATTGCTCTTGCGTGGGATTGCGTTCGCATATTTCAATATAACGTTGGCCCTGCATAATATTCAGTACCTTAAGCATCACCTTCTCACCATCTTTACCACGCTTGGCAAGAAAGATTTTTAAAGCCCCTAACGTAGCTGAACCATAAATACCATCAACGGCTAGATCGGGCCAACCGCCTTTACCTTGGTTATTCAATAGATTCAATGCTCGTTGTAATAAAGGTTTTGCAAAAGCTACACCGCAGTTAACACCAGTATCAAGCAACTCTTCAGCGATCAAAGGCGATAAGGTATTAACCTGGTCAAAACGTGGATTAATCCAATATTGTTGTTTATAAATCTGCTTTGCTAAATCTAAAGGCAGATCACGCATTGGGCCTTTCCAACCGTTTACCCGTGCAACTGCTTCAGTTATCCCATAATTAGTTGCGCCGCCACGATCGTTAGGGTTGTTAACAAAACCACCTTCGCGCTTGATAAGGTCATCAATATATTTATCTACTGACATTTGCCCTCTCCTACTTGAATATAGCCTTGAATGCTTCTTTGATTTCAAAGATCAATTCACTAATGGTTTTACCTTTCAGTAATTGAATTGCCTGATACCAAATACCAATAAGCAACATCCCGAATACTGCAAAAATCAGCATGACAAACCCTTGGGTCATATGTGAGTAATGCCCCCAATTTTGATATTCAATAAATGCTGAACCACCGTATAAACTAATAGAAACGCTAATTGCGAATTTGATAATCACCCCGATGTTGATTTTTATCTTTCCTTCAACATCGATATCGCCACTTAACATGAGCGCAAAAATGCCGCCCATCACCGCCGCCCAAATCTTGATAAACCAAGGTAAGGATTTAATTGTTAAAGGGTCGTTCATTTTTGCCACCAATCTAATGTTTTCATTATTTTATGGATTGGTTTAATTTAAGTATCGTTTTCTGTTGACAGTAAAAAGCCCTCTAGAAAGAGAGCTTCTTGAACTGCTTCAATGTTTTTCATAATTCTTTGTTGAAATAAAAGTTAAGCCAGATGTCAGCAAAAGCTTCGGCTGTCATCACTGTGTCAGAATCTACAGACTCTTGTGTGAAGCGCTTAAACCCGAAAATCGGGACATTACTGACTTCGCCCTTTTCTTCTAGATCCAACTGTTTAAACATCTCGCTAACAGCATTAATCCCTGAATTTGACTTTGTGAATAAAAATGGTGCCGTCATAAATGCAAGAGTATTACGCCCACCGCGTCTAGACTCAGCTTGATTTGACTGCAAATCTTTCGGCATACCATTTCCATTAATGTTTGCTAAAAGCCAAGATTGCACATCAATCGAGTTTTCATAGTTCATCAATTTGTTACCGATGACATAGCTGTATATTGCAAACGCATGATAATGCAGCCAGATTGTCTGTGTGTAACGTGCTGACTTAGCATCATTCACATAGTTCTTACAAATCTGATAATTTGAATGAACATTTGTGAGTAGATTATCAATAACAGTCTTAATACTGTTATCTGTATCAAGACCCATTTTATGTGCTAAAGCTAACACACGATAACCCGCAAGAATGATATTACCTGCACCCACATCTGATCCAGACCCGACATTACCAATCCCGCCTTTGCTATTGTAATAATTAACAAATTCAGAAGCTAATGGCTGTATCAAAGCTTTTAATGCATCGACTTTTACTGTGTCTCCATTTTTAAGATAGTAAAAATAAAGCCATTGTAGAGCCGGTATCGTATTGCGCGTTCCAAATGATAATGAAAAAGTTCCGTTCTTCCATGCTGTGCCAAGATTTGTACCAAATCTTTCACTTGTTGAAGCAATAAACTGTGTGTAAATTTCATCAATAGAACCGCTGTTGAATGCTAGTGCTGACACTATCTTTGCAGCATACATCTTAAGCGTGTCATTTGAAGCAGGTGCATAGAAGTCTTCCCACCATTCGTCTGCACCGCTTACATATTCAGCCATACGATTAAGTAGATTCCTGCGTGTCACAGCAATACGCTGACCAGTACCCAAGAAGCCTGTGACCTGATTGTAAGCTCTATCGCATATTGTTTTCGGATCTGTAAGATTTGACTTAAGATCAATCAAAAAGCCGTGAACAAACGCCCAATTTTTTTCATAATCCCACAGGTTTGCAGAATCACTTGTCGGTTCTTGAGTGAAACCAATTCGACACTGATAATAAGATGTTGTGAGTACTTGGCCTAAATACATGTCACGAATCGGTCCGTATGCTACAGTGTCACCGCGGTTGTTATCACCGTGATAATAAAGCGGAAGAATGTTCACTGTGCCGTTTTTGCTATATGTGAGAGTACGATAGAAATCAGAAAGCGATGCAGTAACAGGATTTGTAGAACCTGCATTTGACGTCACGTCTGAGTTATAAATCTCGCCCATTAAGCCGCAAATGTCTTTTCCGTCTACTTGATTCACGCAGATAATTGCAGTCTCAATCTTTACTTTTCCAGCTTTGAATATTTTTGTTCTAGTCCGCGCTTTAAGCTGATTTGCAGCTAACGTTGAAACAGCTTGATTGTAGACAACCGTTTCAACTTCAACAAAATTATCTCCGCTGCTTACAAGCTTAATGCTTGAATCACCTAAAAAAACGTATGATGACAAATCAAAAGCACGGATTCTTGTGCTGTATTTGATGTTATGTGTAGTAGAGCCATTCACAATCGATTTTAGATAATAACTATTATCTTTAGTGAAATAGTATGTGAAGCCATCAAAATCAATTGAGTACCGATTATTTACAGAATCAAATACAAGTTCCGGTTTAATTGAATCACGAACAACTTGCTGATAAGCACGCACAACATAGCTTTTCTTCTCATTAATTGCTAATGAGTCATAAATTACAATTGTGCCTGATTTTAATGATCCATCTGCATAAAAACCCGTGGACTTATCAAAACGGTGATTCACGTGATATTCATCACCAAATTGACATTCATACTCATTGCCGGATTCATCTAAAACAATTAAGTGCTCGTTGCTTGCAACTTCACCGTAATTAAAATTTACTTTTAATTCAATCGGCTGGTTAGTTAAAGCAACGCCAGTGCTATTTTTCACATCTGCAATGTACTGCTTAAAGTCTAGATTTGTCACATCAAGCACCTTTGGCTTTTCAAGCACATAAGTTTCTAAAGTAGATGTATGATTACCAGTGAAATCAACCACTAAAGAGCCTTTATTCAAAAGAATCTCATCAATATTTTTTGTTAAAGTTGAGTTTCTTTGGATCGCAAAAATGTCTGATTGAGCGATTCGCGGAATTAGATAACCATCCGCTGCCTCAGCATTGTTCGGTAAACCAGCGGCTGTTAACACAGATGTCGGCACGTAAAATTGCAGATATCCACCGCCATGACTTGAGATAGCAATATTGCTTGCGACTTCAAGATTGTTTTGAGTGCGGCTTTCAAAGATAGCGTTTTTATCAAAAACATTATACTTATCTACTGCCTTATCAAATGCATACGCATAATACTGATACTGAATACGCCAGCCATTTGTTCCCGCAACAACAACTTTTGTAAAGTCTGCACTATTCATGCTCAATTTTGACCAAAGGTCTGTTTGAATATTATTCGATACAGACTCATTCGGTAAAAGAACAATAGATGCTGAGTTCTCAGAGTTGTTATCAATAGACACAGTTAACTTATTAGTTTCACTTGTATTTTTTACATTTTTGATGAGCATTTTTGATACTTCTCTTAATGTCAGATTTGCGTCCGATGAAATCGTCTTATCTAGCGTATTCAGTGAAACTAATAATGATGAAAACAAGGGTGAAGTTTTTTGATTCACATAGCTCTTCGATTGAGTTAAAGGGTCATAAATCGATTTTGTAAAACTAGTTCCATCCCATTGCCAGTCGCCATTATTAGTATCAGTTGCGTCATTGGTAACCGTAACTTTTGAATTAAGAGGGATATTAGTTTTATCGGCATCCATTAATGCATAGGTTTTATAGGCTTTATTACCTACACCAATCGCATTGATTTTGACATCAAGTGCAGCTTCGGCGGCAGTGGCGCGAGTGGTTTCTAATCCAATATTGGCCTGTAGGATTCCGTCTTGCTCTTGAACATGCTCAAGTATCTGTTCTTCTCGAAGTACAGTCGATTGTTTGAAGTTGACATAATCATTTGTCCAAAATGGGATAGAGGCGTTGAACTCACGCTGTGTTCTTCCATCTTGAGTAATGATCATACGATCAGAAATGCCGTCAAAAATGGCAGGATTTGTAACCCCTACAATCGCATTGATATAACTTATCAGTCGATTTTCTAAATTCTCTTCGCGTTCCATTGCTAAAGAGTCATATTGAATGTCCGCCAAAATTCTAGCTTGCTTTTCTTGATCTAGCTGCGTTCCCCATTCTTGAAGCAATGCTGTAAGTTTATCTAGGGCACGTTCGATAGCATCAGGATAAAAATTGTCGTAATTGGTAATATCAAGAAGTTGATCAAGGGGTGTTGCACCAGCTATATAAAAATATACAGATGAAGCTGGTGGGGTGTTAAAAATAACATAACCGCCGAAGCCGTCTTGATTAAGAGTAACTGAATATGTGGATGGGTCAACCGTTTCAAATTCAGTTTTGCCCTTTTTACGGATAGCAATTCCCGTTGCATCCTCTTGGTTAAAAACACGAAAGGTAAAATCAAAACGGGTATTTGTGCCGTTACCAACATACAGTTGGCTTAAACGGTCGGAAATAGGTACTGTCATTTTCTGCCCACCAATAAAAAAGGCTGTAATCTCTACAGCCAATTTTATGTAAGCTAACTAACAAATAGTTGGTTGCTAGTCTTGCACTGTCAACAGGCAATTAGAAAGCCAAATCTAAAGCTTCCTCTTCAGTGTCAGCAAATCCGACCACTTCTTGTCCTAGGTTTTGAATACCTTCCCACAACAATTGATTGCTTGAAGCATCGTATTTATATCTTTCAGCACCTACGAGCATTTCTTTATCGCTTTTTATAACGATAAATTCTTTACCTCCTTGACGAACGTTGCCTTTACCTAAATAAAAACCGTGACCTAGCTTTTTAATGACTAAATAATTCATGCGAAAAACTCCGTAATTTGGTTAGATATTGAACTAACAAAATTACAGAGTCAACTATATTTTTTAGGCAAACTGTTGTTATTTAATGGAAAATAACACTTGATAATTTCTTATCATTCTGGTGCATGTTTCCCTGTTATCGTACCGCGTGTTGCATCGTAAATACTATCTGGTGCATCTTTCTTACCTTGAGCTACATCTAACCAGTACCCAAAAGGTTTACCTAAAACAGCAAAAGGAATACCCGTAATAAGCGTTGCGGTGTTCATTAAGTCTTTTGCGGCTTTAGCTTGGTTAACCTCTTTGTCTTCATCCAATGCTCGACTTGCATGTTTAACCAAAGCGGTTGCACTTTCATACATGCTAAATATTGGTGAGGCTGTATAACGATCATTCATCACATTTTTATCAGTATTAGCAACAAAGGCATTTAATGCGTTTCCTGCATAAGGAGCAAACGCCGCAAGCATTTTTAATTGGGATAACGCAAGTCTTGCAGAAAGGTCGTCCCATTTATTATCGTCATCGTCTTCATCCTTTATGCCGCCAGCAAAGATCACACTTAATAATTCAGATAACAATGAAGGTATGGAAATCATCATTAAAGCAACATAAGCCAATCTTGGTGAGGCCTGAACCCATGAACCATTACTCGCTTCAAGTGCTAACTTGGCTTCTGAGCTTGTTGTATTCCATACCATATTGAACCAGTTATAGAACATTAAAAACATTCGATGTGCAGGTGTTCCGCGTTCTAGATTTGATATTCCCTCTGGTGACATATCTGTCATATATTGACGAATCACCGCATCGGCTGCGTGTACAGCATCATATTGTCCCATGCCCTGCTCTGTGTAATGGTTAAAGGCTGCTTGCCAAGAAATCATTTCCATTGGGCGTTGAATCGTTGTCTGTAAAACATAGGCATGTTTCATAGTGAAGTCTTTCACTGTTTGAATTGCGCCTTTTTGAAAAACAATTTCGTCCACAGCATAACGGTATTCATCAGCTGCACGGTCAAAACGGGTTTTCATGAAGTCCGACATTTCCATAATGTTAATTGCCATGTCTTCACGTGTAGCAACAGATGCAAAATAATGCGCCTGTGCTTTAAGTAATTGCTTTGGCGGTACAGCTACAGCAACCTGTGTAAATCCTGTGAACTGCTCAACAGCATTTTTTAAGTTACCCGCCATAATCGCAATCCCAGTATTGCGACGAAGTGTGCGGAAAATGCTATCTAACAGTACAAACCGCGAGGGCTCATCAACTGTCTGATTTGCGATTGCCTTAAGCCAAGGGTTAAAGACTTGCTTAACACCAAACGGCATTACTCGTTCAATTTCATTTCTAAAATCTTTATTCAGCATTAAGCGGCCAATTTGACGAATCTGTAATTCAAGATGTATATAGCGCAATTCTTTATCTAAATGGCTCGGCAAGCGTGACATATTTAATTCAAGCTGATCGTGGTAGCGATCTGCTCGCGACTTGGTAAAGTTTGCGCCAGTGGTTGCAATGTCTAATGCTTGCAAGTTATTTTCAGCTAGGTTTTTATCTTGAATACGGTCTTGCTCGTTTGAGCGCATACGATCATAAGCAGCCGGAACATAGCCACCTTCATACTCACCAAATGGGGTACTAATTGGAGTGCGTGGCAACTCATCAAAATAGCGACCATTAATTTTCTTATGTGTGATTTGCGCTTGCTCTTTGTACTTATCGAATAGATTCCAAAGCTTTTGAATAGTATCCATATCGTTTTTGGTAATCACATTCTCGTTAATCATACGATTAAAAAATTTATCCCAAGCGCTGAAATCAACAGAACCGTCTTCTAAACGTGCACCCCATCCATAACCCAAAACTAAACGCTCTTTGTTACTCATATTGCCCGTATGCAAAATTGCATGAAGTAAAGACTGTTTACCAACAAAGGTAAAGTTGTTCAATTCGGGCGCAGCAATTTTTGAATTATCTAACTTCCCGAAACCTTCAAAGGTATCGACCACTTCTTTAAGCATCTTGGCCTTTTCAGTTCTGTATTTAGCCAAAGCATCTTGCATAGGGTTAATTAAATAATTACGGAATTTTCCATTTGGGCCACCATCCAACCAAGTCACTACCTGGTCAACACGTTTTGCAGATGCGCCCAATTCCATGAATTTTGTTTTAAGTTCAGCAGCCTTGTTCTTACCTAGTAAGTTTTGCTGAATCTTCTCAATACTTTTTTTGCCGCTAGATTGTTGTATAAGTTCTTCACGAACCTGTTCACGTTCAAAAGCTTCATTGGTTGTATGCCAAATCTTATTTTCTTTTGAACGGTGCCAAAGCGTTTCGACCGCAGACATAACGGCATTAAATTGCTCAAGCGTTAATTCACGGTAGCTTTGGTTTTCAGGCAATGCACCGATGTTCTGGATTTCAGCATAAGTGGTCGGGTCGTACTTACGAATCAATTCTAGTTGATGCTCGTAATTAGTAGATTCGCGGCCAAGGTCATATTTACCCAGAATGCCACGTGCTGCAGTCACGAAATCAAAGTCACGGTTTTTTGATAATTTCTCGTTATTACCAAAAACCTTTTTAACTAAATCAAGGTTTTTCTGAATCTGGTCTTTTGCGTCATAGCTGTATTTGGTTGCATAGAACTGTACTAATTGATTTCGTTTATGGCGGGCCGCTTCAACCGTATTACCCTTACGGAATGCATCATTAGCCATACGCCCTAAACGAGCATCATCTTGCGCACGTACATGTGGCCGAATGTCTTTAATTTTTTGTCGTTGAACAATATCTTGAGCAACAGTTTTTGCTGCTTCATTCAAAGCAGACTTACGACCAAGCATACCATTTAAAGCAGCCATTTCAGCAGATAGGAAACGCGCACGAACATCATTATGCAAAGCAGCTTCAACTGCTTCAACAATACTTTGCTGATCATAAAATTCAGAATATTGCACGGCCATACGCGCATCAGTAAGTTCATCGATTTTTTGCTTTGGACTTGGTGAATTAAGCAAATCACGAATCAATGCGTCACCGCTTTCATAACCGAACATCTCAGCAACTACATCGGGATTTTCACCGCCACGTTGTGCAAAGCCATAAGCCCCTTTAGAAATGCTTTGGTAAATAGCACTGTCACGGCCGTATTTGGCTTCAATCCAATCTAATGACAATTTACCTTTAGTTGTACGACCTTCTGCATAGCGTCGCAGCAAATCCATGTCTTGCGAATAATCTAATAATTCAGGATCCACTTGCGTTGAATATTGATTAATGCCGCGCAACTGGTCTGCAAACTTATCTTCAAGTTCGCGTGTATCAAATTTGCCGTGTTCATCTAAAGTTAAATACCCTTCTTCGCTAAGCTTCTCAGCCATCGATTCAATCGACAGGCCTTTTATTCTAGACTTTGAAGAACGTACTACAGGCTTATTGCCGACACCTGATTTTGTTTTGGCTGCTTCGTCAATGCCCCAAGTACTTTCGACCTCATTAGCATCTAAACCGCCAAACTTAGCGACGGCTTCAAAAAGATTATCTTGACTTGGCTCAACCTTGGTTGAATCCCGTTTAGCAACTGGGTCAAGCGGTTGACGTAAAAAGGCCATAGCTTGATAAACAGGTTGTTGCGCAATTTCCTTAGCCATGTCTTCACGAACCGCGGCCCGTTTTTTATCTGCTTCTTTTTGTAATGTTTTCATATACTTAGATTTCTGCTTTTGGTACCAAACCATATTGCGCAGAGATTTTTGCTCTAAAGTATTTATAGATAATTCTGTAGCGATTTCATGATCTTGGCGCATTTCGTCATAATCTTTTGGCGAAATACCAAGACGCATTGCGTCATCTTGATGAATAAGCATTTCGAGATTTGAAGCGGCTTGAGCTTCAGCAATGGCGCTTGATGATGCAAGCATACGGTCCATTACGCCTGTGATATCCGCATTCAATTCTGCACGGTCATTGATGCCCATAAACTTTTCAATGTTCCGGTACACAGCAATCATAAATTGTCTGAAGCGGTTAAAAACTTGTTTTAATGACGCGCTTGGCGCTTTGCCTGTAAAGACGTACTGTTCAAACGTTTCTGCAAATTTTTCATGAACTGAGGTTTTTTCTGCATCGGTGAAAAAATCCCATTCGCCAAGGTCCGTTGTTTCTGGTGATGCCCATTTCATCACCGTTTCCATATCAGCACGGACTTGTTCAGGTGCATCAGGACTTAATGCAATTTGCATATTCATTTCTAAAAAATGATGCCCAAGCTCATGCACAAAGGTTGAAAAATCAGCATTTTTACTTAGAACAATTGTAGAACCATCTTGCCCAATGCTGAACGTAATAGAGCCGCGTGTACCGCCGTTTGCTTGCTTATAGATATTTGGATCTTCTGAATTAAAATCACCATTGTTATTTACAGATTTAATTTGTTCAGAATCAAAAACAGATAAAGTTTGATGTCCATCATCCGCAAAAATAACGGCATCATATCCAAGCTCTTTAAGCTTCGGTACTAAATCATCCGCCCAATGCTTATTCTTAAACTCATGTTTAGTTGAGTTCCAATCGAAAACGCCTGCTTTCGCTTGATCAACAACACTCCTACCAAAGCGGCTCGTCGCCTGAATGCTCGCTAAAATTTTCAAACCTTCCTTAGTATTTAGATCAAGAGGATTCTCCGCACGTACATATATCGGTTCAATACGCCCATCTGGATAGAAAGGATTCAAGTCTCCAGAATCCAACATATCTTGAATATCTTGAAAACTTAAACGGGTACCATCGCTTTTATTCACATACTCATTGCCATCTAATTCAAAAATGTTTTCCTTATTGTCTTTATATACGGGGTCACTACGTTTTCTTCCCCCACCTGCACCTTGAGCATATCTCTCTGCAATATCCACATCTGAGGTAGTATGAATCAATCCCCCCGCTCTGCTTTTATCCCATTGTGACCAATTATCACGAGTACCATGGTACCGAATCTGAGGGTTACCATTCGCATCTAAAACTTGGCTATCCCCAAACCATTTTTTAAAAGAGATAGTATCCGTTTGTTTTAATATACTAGTTTGATTATATTTACGGCCGTTTGGTGAACGGTACATACTTTCAGAAATTTCATAATCTTTATTGCGGCCTTTATTCTCAACAAAGCCGAGTTTTTTATAAAAGCCTGTAAGTCTGTTTTTGTTCCCACCAAAATCAGAACTTGGAGTAAGCGCAATCGTTTTATTTTGCGAGTCAGCATAGTTAATAATATCCTGCATTGCTTTAGTGCCAGTACCCTGATTGCGCATAGCTTCAGGCACAACAATTTTATGCAATGAAAGGACATTACTTGATTGACTACCTTTTAGACCTAATTCAATTCCATATTGTTTTTTAATGCCCTTAACAAAATCATCTACTGAGATTGTTTGTTCAGGTGAAGCACTTTGATTAAAAGAAGTTCCTTTATCTGTATTCGGCTCATCAGCAATACGGATTGGGTAACGGTCAAAAGCTTCTTTGGCATTAATGCCGAGTTTATCACCCAAGGTTGAATAGAAAGCAGATGTTAATTCGCCTGCAGCACGATTATATTTTGCAGTGAAGGTACCAACACTAGCCAACTGATTTTGAACTTCAGTAGCGACCAACTCCTTAGCATCTTCGGCACTTTCAAAACGTGCTTGCTCTTCCATAAAGACGTTGGCTTCTTGCTGCATTTGTTCTGTAGTTTTTGCAAGGTTCTCTTGAGCTTCACGGTAAGTTGGCATGTTAGGGTCAGAACGGACGTTTTCAACAAAGTCTGTTGGACGCTCAACAACTGACATTGCAGAAACAAACTCATTCACTGGTATTTGCACAGTGCCGTTAAACGTTTCCGCTGTGCCCAACTGATCTTGCAAGCTTGGTGCACGTTCAAATAAATCAGATGGCTCAATATTGCGGTCACGCAATAACTGGTTGAAGGTCTGACCGTCTATATAAACTTCTTCAACTGCGCCGTGTTCCTCAATGGCCTGTTTTATAAATGCTTGGCTTGCAGAGTCATCACGTTGTGCCGTCTTACTCTCTTTGTTACGGTCAATAAGGTTATTAAGCACAGATGCAAAGGTACTTGAACGCACTGCATCTTCTTGCTGATCTTGGCGTAATTGGTCTAATGCAAATTGTGCTGTACGTTGGTTTTTAACTTTGGATGCAGATGTAATGGCTACTTCAGGCGCAGCGGTTGCAACTTCTAACAAACCTTCTAATGCCATTTCTACAGGGTCGGCTTTTTCACCAACCGCATCGGCCGCACCTTGCACAGAGTACATGCCTGCCGCTGATTGAATGACAGCTTGACCGCCTACAGTACGCAAAGGGCCGCCAAAAGTTACAGGCATTAATGCACCGCCTAAGGCTGAATATTTTGCTGAACCCCATGTCTTTGCAGCTGCATAATCGATCTGTTCTTGTTTAGTTAAAAACTTCTCACGTGCTTCTGCCATGTTCTGACCATAAGACACGATAGCGTCAGCAGTACCCGCACCCAATGCGCCTTGTGCTGCATTTCCTGCAACAGTCACGCCACGAACTAATGTAGCGGCCTTCTCCAAGTTCATGACCATTGGTGCATATTTGGCTGTGTTACGGATAAGTGAATTTGTTAAAACACCACCTGCCCCCGCGCCTGCCCAATACCCGGCTAATGCGGGTGGTGCTTGTTCAATTAAAAATTCTCCGACCAAGCCTGCATCAGCATTGCTTATCAATTCTTGGGCCGCACCTAACACACCTGCATCATTTGTCTGCGCAGCTAGTTGCGCTTGATAAAGCGCTTGCGACATTTCTTGTGATGGCGCCGCTTTATTTTTCACACGTGTTGCTAAGTTAAGTAAACTATCGTTTCCTGTTGTCGCGCTAATTACAGCGCCTTCTGTCTGACCAATAGCCGCAACAGCGCGAATGGCCGCATTTACATACCGATTGCCTTGTTCTTGTGGATTGGTAGGTTCAGCAGTCGCCGTGTGCTCCATCCAATAGACTTGGTTCTCATAATATTTTTTGAATCGTTCTGCACTCATCACACCCGCTGTCTTTTTAATACGGTCGTAATGTTCGTTGAAAACTTGATCCGATGTTTGGGGAACTAAGGTTGAACTGAACGAATCAATTAAATTGGTGTTCACATTTGGCTTAATTTTCTTCTGAGGACCTTCATAAACCCCAAGTTCTTTTAATCGTTGTTTTTGTTCTGGTGAAGTGCCTTTATTCAAAACGTTTTGAATGTCTTCATAAGAAACACTTTGGTATGGTTTTGAGAGACTCGAGCCAAGTAGAGAAACCTTACCGCTAATGTCTTTTAGGTTTTCAAAGTCATCTAAAGACACAGCAGCTTGATTTGGATTAAGTGCATATTTACCAAGTACAGGATCGCTTGCGACAACATCATTCACGCGTTTTTGCGTGTTGATCTCATCAGCTACAGAAACAATTTGCTCAGGTGTTTCTGTCATCTTGTCGTAATCCAAGCCCAATGATTTAGCGGCTTTACGCGCATGAGCTTCAGAATCTGCAATTTGTGTAGGGTTCTTGCCTTGGTTTAATTCGAATAATTGACCAATTGTAAGATTTGCATTTTGATCAGACATAATAAAAGCACTTAAGACTACGGTTATTTGTAATCTTAAATGCTGTTATTGGTTAGACTGCCGTTTGCTGTTGACACCTTGGCTTCATAACATTTTAGTGAAAATTGCCCTTAATGCTGAAATCTGAGCTTGTCTTTCTACTTGTTTATTTCTTATGACACGTTCTTGAGATTGTCGGTGCATCGAGTCAATTTCTTCGCGCATCTGTTCCATACGCAAGCAAGCATATTCACAGGCATTTAAATACTCGCCCTCAACAGATTCAACTTGTGATTCTACAAGTTCGTTTTTCAAATTTGTCATAGTTTTCTAAACAGATGGGTATTTAGATTTTGACTTGAGATTAAATCTAATTTTACTATTTAAAGTTCTCTTAATAGAGGTTTGGCGTACAGTATTATCAATACTTATAATTTCGCCTTCTACCAAGTTTGCAACAGGGGTATTAGGTGTTCTTTCCATGTATTGTTTAAGTAATTCTTGGCGTACCTTACCTTTTTTAGCTTCACAATCATACATGGCGGCCACTGCTATACTGTCAGCAGAATCGCCTGAAATTAAGTAAAAGTCAGTTCTTTCATCCACACATTTTGAATACGCATCTAATGCTTGTGATGCATCAGCATTCGCATGACTACAAAATATAATAGCCATTAATGGCAATAAATATTTATTCAATCTTAGTACCCTCTTCTCATAAACGTATAGTAAGCATTAATATATTCTGAATTAGTTACATTATTCGGGTTTCTTCCCTGCTTCTTAAATATATTATCAATTTTCGATTTCATTGAATCAGAAATATCATCTTTGCTTTTAACTTGGCTGTAAACACGGTTTAATTCAACTTTATCATCAAAGAAAGGTCTTGAGGTAGTAACCTTAACTTGTCGATTTATATTTTTTAGTACAACACGGTTGACCTGCTCCCAACTTAAATACCCACCATTCTTTGCTTCAGCTTCTCTTAAAGTTTGCATCAAATCGACTTTGACAGCGTTGTAATGTAAAAGTTGCTTTTTATCTTTGGTATCTGTAATACCAATTGTTCCTAAATATGGCTTTAGAGCGACTGAAACTGTATTGTCATCAACAAGGAAAGTTTTTGGTTTATCTTTTTTATTGTCTTTTAAACCATTCACTTCAGCATACATCTTGGTAACTTCTTGATAATCAGAAGGTGACAATTTATCTGCATACTGATGCAAAACCGATTGTGGTTTGCCCTTTAAGAGTTCATCTTGATTAAGGGTAATCATACTTAAAACTACTGGGTCAGTTTTAATATCCTTTTTGAATTTAGCCTTGCTAACAGATTCTAAACTACTAATTTGGTTAGGCTCTAAGGAGTTAAGATCAGTTACTGGAATTTGCTCATAAGTGAACTGTCCTGAATTTATACCCTTAAAATAGTAATCATAAACTTGATCTTGTTTTGATTCTTTAGCTTTATCCAAACCACTATAATATCGATCAGTAAAGGATAAGGCTTTACTTTTGACATCAATAGGAGCATCACTATTCCAAATTTCTTCTTGCGCCTGCTCACGAGTTTTAGCAGGGCTAGAAGCATACTTACCAAAATCTTTACTAAGCCATTTATCCATGCGGTCCAAATATCCTCGACCTCTTGGACCTGCGGGTTGTCCTCCAGCTAATACTCGACGCGCATCCCCATCCCCACCGTGGTAATAAGCTGCAATAACCATTGGGTCTTTGGTTTTATATTTTTTGCTGATATCCGAAATAAAATCAAAAGCTGCATCAATAGTGTCGGCAGGATTATTAATATCTCGTTGCCCGTTATTGCTATACTGCTTCCATGTATCAGGGATAAATTGCATTACTGATCTAGCGCCCTTTTCAGAAACTGCACTATTGTTAGATTTTTCACCTGCCAATCGTAACCCTAATACTAAAGGAGCTGCCCACTCCATACCCTTCTCTTTTGCTGCATGTACTGTGTAAACATCTAAACGCTGATCATTATATTTAATGCTTTTCATCTGATCAGGTGTTAAGGCTTTCAGTTCTCTGGCAATTGCGGCAGATGCCTGAGGAGGAGTATTTAATGCGGGGTTACTATATTCTTGTGTTCCGGTCGTAGCTCTATTTACTAAAAGCTCAACCTGTTGTTCTTCTAATTTTTGGTGAATGCGTTGGTCAACTCTAAATCTATCAGCAAGTGAGATTTCTTCACCGTATTTACTCTTATAAGTTACTGCTGATTTTAATTCGCCATTTTCAATAAAAGCGTTGATGTTATTAAGGTGTGCGCCTGAAATTGATTTCAAATACATATTCTCAGCTTCTGTTGCTGACTTCCCTTCTAAGGACATAAGTTTGCCCCAAGATGCTTTTAAATTTAACCGATTCTCGTCAATCTTTTCAAAATCCGCAGGGTTTTCATTTATCTCACGTACAAAGCGTTCGACAGAAGATGAATAAACACTTTGTTGGTAAGTATCGTTTTCACGTACAAAATAGTTTTGTAATGAGCCCTTAAATTGCACGGCATCTTGAGCAGCCATCTCTTTAAATAAGGACCGTTGACGACTGTTACCTAAAGTATTTGCAATTTGCCCAATACCGTCTTGATAGGCTTTTGTATAGTAATCTACGAACCCACCACCGTTGCCATCATCAAAACTAACAACATCTACGCCTTTTTTGTTTATAAAACCGTCAACATCGTTGTTTTGTAAGTGCTGTTTTAGTTCAGCGAGCTTGTTTTGAGCATCAATAACACGTACACGGTCTGCTTCATCTTGATATTCTTGATAAGCTTTTAAGCCTGAATTAAGTGCACCTACTAAACTATCGGTTTTATTGCCAACCAAGCTAGCAGCTTCGCCTGCCGACATGCCGCCATTGACTTGTACATTTGGAACACTATTGTCCGAAACTTGTCGATTAAATTGTGGTATACGCATTAACTAGCTCCAAACCAATTCCAATTATAATTCTGCCATGATGCGCCTTGTGTACTGCTACCGCCTGTATTATAAAGGCTTGAAGCAAAGTCAGAACCGCCACTAGATGCAGAACCGCTTTCAATCCCACCGCCTAAACTGCCTTTGCCCATTCCTGAACCAAATGCGGCAGCAGCTTCACCACTAAGGTTTAGTATCGTGCTTAATACAGGTCTAATGGACTTCGCAGCAACACGATAATTTTCGGCTTGATTGCGGTAATTTGTGGCTTGAACCTTGTGCCCCCAAGACTGAAGCGCAGCATTGTACTTAATCGAATCAATATCACCTTGAGCAAGCATCTCTGTTGAAGCAAGTAAATCAATGGCTGAACCTTGTGTTACATCAATACCATTCTCCGCAAGGGCGTTAATTTGACTTGATTTAAAGGCCGAAACGTTACGCTGATAATCAGTTACGGCATTGGTACCATCTTCGATAGCTTGCCGAGCTTGATTATCTGAAAGCGTTGCGTTATATAGAGCGAGTTTTTCTTGCTGTTGATACGCTTGTTTTTGCGCTTTCATTTTGGCGTAATTGGAAAGCGCTTCTACACCCTTGACCGCCGCATATGCATATGGATTTGTCATAACGCCCCCATCACGAACGGATAAAACATTTTATTGTTCGCACCATATGGTTCCGCTTTTTTTAAATCAAAACCTAATCTTTTTAAGAAGCGTATTGCATTCTCATTTTTTTCATACACATGATTAACAAGAACGGCATACTCCGACCGCATTTCTTTCAAGATACTTTGGCATTGTTTGTAGAATTCAAACGGATATTGTTTTATGAAATTTGTGCCAAGTAACCACGGGCAACCAACGTTGCCAATTAAACTTGACATCCCAACGCCACAAATAAAAAGCAATTTACCATTTACTACTACAGTCCAAGCATCACTTGAATGCTTGATAGACATTTTAACCATCCAATGATAGTTATCATTGAAATATGCTTTCATTTCGTCTTTATCGGCATCGCGCAGGTTTTCAACAAGAATACGAATATCGCGCTCAGTCGGCTTACGAATTTCAATATTATTTCTTCTCATTTATATTCAACCTCTAATGCCAGTAACTTCATGGGTAAAGGTTTATCATGTTTTACAGTAATTTGAATGTCTCTTTCGTAAGTACTGTCAACTGGCACTTCAACAATTCCCGATATTAACTTTAAAGGGCTACCGTAAGGTTCGAGACTCCTCGGCTTATATTCATCAATGTTTGTTAGTTCTAAAGCGTCTTGATTAGCACCTACCAGAATATTTTGTGTACCTAGCACTCTCAAAAATACCTTATTAACTACTTTAGGTTTTACGGGGTTAGAGTCTTTGCGGTATATAGGTAAAGTTTGTGTTTCAGCTTCATAAGATAGCCCAACCCAAACATTAGATAATTCACGTGGTAGTTTTATCGTGCCGTTTTCTACTTTGACGTTAGGTTTAACACCACCGTCAGCAAAAACAGATACCGTTTGACCTTCAAGCCAATCCAAGCCGCTTAAAGTATCTGTAGGTTCGCCTTTATACTGAATACTGCTATCTAAATAACACTTATCTTGCATATCTAGAGGTTGTCTTGTAAGCATCCTTTCAACTGTATAAAAACCTTCTCTTTCGATGAATGCGTATAAAACAGACTGGTTTTCTTCGGGTATCTCTGCAACTGAAAGGAATTTACCGTCTGTATGGTGCTCTGCCCAAGCCCACACCTGTTGTTGTGGTTCGTATGTTAGTGAAAGCAAAACCCCATCATCACGAACAAAATATATAATATTCAATGGGTTACGCAACAAAGCACAATCTATAATTCTATGCCCATCAAATAGTTGTGGGCACATTATTGATAAATCGATCGTTTGGTAGAAAGAAGCATTGTAGCCACTGGCTAAAGACACTTCATGTACATGCCCTGTTTGATCAGATGCGAAAACAGCTGCGCCGTCTACTTCAACAGGCGTTACGTCATTCGCACCTGTACTATATTGTTTATTAGCATTTACGCTTGCTGCAGTAACAGCACCATCAGAGGATAATTTCCATAAAGCCCCACTGGTAAGAATGAGTAAATCACTCATAGGTACAAGATGCTTAACTCCATTGCCGTCACGTGCAGCAAAGCGAATTTGAATTGAATCAGCATCTTGTAAGGGGATATGGTAGCTAAAATTATCGTCAGTCGCAGTCCTTGACATTCTTACCCATTGGGGTGCTTGATACCCTCCACCATATACCTTGCGCTGACCATGGTATGCAACAGCCGTTGGGTTGTACTCAAAAGGGTTTCGAATTAATGGCGGGGTGATTGCCCCGTTTGTTTCAATATTGTCGTCAGTAAAACTAGTCTCCGTAGTTTCACCGATAAAACTTGCTAGTCCAGACCGTAATTTGAAGATGTTATAACGATTTGCCCCTGTGACCGCATCCCATGTAATCGTGTTGTAATTCCCTGCAAGTGTTAAGTCATTTTGTACAACAACCTTTAAAGACGCAGCGGACTCATTTTCATCATTGACCGCAGTAACCTGATATGAGTAATCACGCTCAATGTATGAGTCGTGCATACTTCCACCTGGTTTATACTTATCTTCAATATGTGCTGTTGCTGCAACATTTTGCGGTGTTCCAATGCCATATCCAACTGTAACCAGTTCAGTAACCCACTCAGTTGCACTCTTACGAATAATTTTTCTAGGCGCATAGTTAGGATGAGTTATCGTCACTACATCCGCAGATTGTGCATAACGGAGTTGCATTAAATGCTCTTCGGAATATGGAACTGTAACTTCTAAGGGCAGATCGTTATCGTCCAATAGCATACCGCCGTCAGCGAAGAAATTTACAGCGCCTGCTCGAAAAGCCAAAACAACGGCTTGCTCTTCACTAAAGACAAAACGGATTAAACGCATTTTGCCCATCGTTTTCGGGTAATGGTGTATGTAGCGGAAGCCTGCACGATAGACTAAACCACCAAACAATTCGACATACATGTTTTTGCACTTAGCCACGCCTGTTTGGTATTTTGCTTGGTCCACACGACCAAACATATCAGGAGAGATTACGCCACCATTAAACGAAAACTGCATTATCTAGCCTCAGTCATTGAGCCCTTATGTTCAGGGCGTGTTTCAATCCGATGTTGTTGAAGGTCGATGAATATCGCTCTGTTTTTTTCCAGTTCGTACATTTGCATCATCGCAATTTGCTTTTGCTCATTCTGTGTTAATGGTCCTGCGATTCTTGCGGCCAATAAATAAGATAGTGCTATCTTAAAACTGTCGGGCATTAAGGCTAAGTCTTTTACATCGTGGACATAGCGCAAGATCGGAGAAGCATCATCTGTAAATAAATGATTGCCTTCTACAAAGAAACGAGCGCCTGACTCGAGTTGAAATAAACGAACCTTATCGCTCGGTAAAACATAAGCCTTACCAAACTCATATCCTGCATCAACATTCAAGCGAACGCGCTTAACAGCAAACGTCCATTGATGTTCGTTGTCTAACAATTCGCGTCGGCAAATTGGGTAAAAGGTATTACACAATCTTGCATGTTTTGTCGGTTCGGTTAGTTCGTTTACAACATAGCCCTGCGCGAGATGCGACAGGGCTAAATTGCAAAGATCAACATTTGATCTCATAGGCTTTACTCAGCTGTTAAAAGCTCAATAATTTGCGCTTTGGTTTCAGCCCCTGTTAACTGAATGCCTCTTTCAGCAGCGGCTTGTGAAAGCGCTTCTTTATTCATTCGCGTATAAGGGTTGTTAGGGTCTGTGTTTTGTTGATCAGAAACAGCGTATTTCTCATCCACAGGTTTAAACCAAGTTTTTTTACCTGTAATCAAACTTGGTGGTACATGAAACTGTGTACCAACATCACGAATGCCGTGATAAAAACCTTTTTTGGTTGCAACTACTAATACTTGTTCAGACATCTAAATAACTCCTTAAACTGGAACAGTCGCGCCTGTTACAGCGTCGTAATTTGTACGGATATCTGCTTGATTACCAAGCCAAGCGGAAATCGTTCCGGTAGGCGCATTGGCAACGGCATATGACAAACGAATAAAGCGTTTGGTTGCACTGTTCACGTAAAAGAAAGTGCCTTTGTTTAATTCAGCTGCTTTAAATGCTTTAGATGCAGCAGCTGCCGTGAAGGTTGTACCGTCTGCGCTTTCTTCAAGCGTTACGGTAACAGTTGCGTTTGCAGGTGCCACTACATGCCCTTGTAGGCAAATAGGCAAACCCGCAGTGCCTACTGATTTATGGACTGTGTCCAAAGTAAACGTACTAGCGCCCGCCGCAATAGTTTGCTTATCGGAGAACTGTAGTAATTTATCAACTAATGCCATGGTTAAATTCTCCTTAAACTACACGGGCTTCGGTGTTGAGGATCACATCACAGATGCGAATTGGCTCACCATCCCATGCTTGAATTTTGCGGCTACCGTCTTTGCGGAAATCTTCAAGAGTTAAGCGCACATTTTTGAAATGGTTAACTTGGCCTTTAAGGGCTTGGTTAACTGTACGGTTCATGTAGATTGCTGTACGTGCTGAACCTGCCAAAGGCAATAAAGACAATGCTTCATCCAACAAATCAATAAGATTTGCACCAGTAGACGCGTCTTTTGAAAGGTCAGAAACGTCAATGTTTGCAATGCGAACTACTGAACGCCAATCACGTACAGATAAACCTACATCCCATTGGAAGTATGTACGCATTGCTTCGAAGCGTCCGCTTTGTGCATCAAGTACCGTTTGTTGCCCTTTGTCTTGGATATCAAGCCCTGCTTGAGTACCTTGAGGATAGAACAAGTGAGTTTTTTCACGGCCCCATTGCACGATGTAAATTGACGTATTGTCAGTACCTGTACCGCCTGCATCCAGAATGTTTACAGCGTTTGCAGGTGCTACGCTTGTTTCAGGGTCAATAAGATGATTGTATCGCGTTGCTAAACCGTTAAAGGTAGATACATCGCCTGCCACATCACCGTAGATAATGTTTTCCATTACCTCTTGAGACATACCCTCTAAGAAGCCTGCATCTTCTTCAGAACGCCATTGTTTTTTATTTTCGCCTTGAAGGTCGTACAAGGTTTTATCAACTTCTGAATACGAAGTTAACTGACCAGTACTATCAGAGACTTGAACACGTGATGTTTTTTCAGGTTGCACACCATAGTTCAATTTACGCCATGTACCTTTTGGTAAACCTGAGCGAACGCTAGTTTTATTGTGGGTACCGCTATTTGCTTCAAGCACTACAGCATCGTCAAGTAAGTCTTGACGTTTGTTGAGCACTTCGATAATTGCCCCAACCTTAGAGTTTGTACCAATGTTATGGGCAACGTCGGCTAAGGTTGGGTTTGTTTGTACAATCGTAGGCATCTAAGTATTCCTTATGATTTGTCATACCATACGGCCGCTGGTGCCACGTTCGCTGTATTTGCGCCTTTGCCGTGTGTCATGTTGTCAGCTTCTAACAACTTACCAACTTCGGTCATAAAGCCAATTACTGCGGGATGGTTACCGAGTCCGCTCTTAAAGAGAATCTTAGAGATTTCAGCGCCGCGTGGTAAGCTAAACGCCCGTTGTGCTGTCAACAGGTTTTCTTTCAACTTTTCCCCGCCATATTCAGGGTCCGCTTTAGCTGCATCAACCCAAGAAGCAATCACTTTTTGCTGTTCCTGTGCTTGTCGTTGTTGCATTTGCACGCCTAAATCGACAAGTTTTTGCACCGCTTCTTGCGGCATTTTGAACTGCTGCCCAAGTTCCTGAAGCGTTTTTGAATCTTCTGGATTCAGCGAGTACCCTTCAGGCATTGTGAAATCTGTGTATTGAATTGGCTGTTCTGCAGGTGGTTGTTCCCCACCTAAAAGAACTTCAGGATTTGTTTCGGTACTTTCTGGAGTGGTAGTAGCCGAAGGCGTAGTTTCAGTCGTTGATGCCGCAGGTGGGGTATCCGTCTGGGTTGTAGTATCGATAGGCGCCGCAGATGTTGTTGTGGTTGCGGTATTAGTTGCTGTCGTAGTTGCTGCTTCGCTCATGGTTCACCTTCTCTTTAAGTTTTGAAAATCGTTGTTTTTGCATGTCTAACCATGCATCTGAATTGGCTTGTGTGATTTCACCTAGAATGAATAGGCCAAACTCTCGGCGGCCTTCCATGAAAGCAAAATCACTGATTTGCGACCCACCGCCATAGGTGGGTTGAAATAGATTTGCGCGATCGATTAAGCGCATTAAAAAGCGCTTACCGTGTTCAGTTTCCAAGATTGAGCGCAGGTCATTTAGTTCCTGGTCACGTTCACTTTTAGTTTCTTTAGCTTTGGTTTCTAAATCGCTCATGCACCACCGCCTTGCAAGAACATGTCAGACAATGTTTCTGCATCTGTATCGCTTACAGTCTTAACCGTATTGGCATTCGTGTTTTGTGTCTGTGCTTGTTGGGCTGCAAGGGCTTGTTGCTGTGCAATTTGTTGTTGTGCTGCCCGGTTACTACGGATTTGATCAACAATACGTTGCGGACGGAAAACATCAGGAGATACGCCATTAATTTCAACGTATTCATCCATAAATTTATCAGTATCGAATTTATCGAGCACTTGGGGATCGACTTGCGCCACCTGACCAATCATGGCAAGGGCGCGTTCAAGAATTGCCGAACCTGAAGACTTTTGTGCAAGCGCAAGGATAGAAACGAAATTGATTTCGACATCGGCGTTTTGAATCGCTTCCGGTGCGATTTGGCGTAAGTATTCACTGTTTGCCAATACACGCTCAACGCAGATTTCAACAAGCGGACGTAATAGTTCATCAATTTGACGTTCTACTACTGGACCAAGCATGAGCATCTTTTCAGATTTACGCTCATATACTTCTGTAGCAGTCATTTTGCCCTTGTCAAAAGCATCAAGCATCATGAACAAATCGGTATGAAATGCGCGTTTAACACGCTCTTGACATTGCGCAATCTGCATCATGACGCCGTTCAAATCAAACTGAACATTCAACATCGCTTGAACTTGTGCAACTTGGCTCGTTGGTGATGCTTGGTAAAATGCAATGCCGTTTGGTAATGTCTCGCGCTCATGGCCTTTTAGGTAGTCAGGCAAAAGTAAAGGCGGTCGAACTTGATAATCAACCCCCACTGCAATTTGCTGATGCCCTTTCTGTAATGCGCGTAAATCACCAATACAATCGCTTGCAGGTCCTTCACCATACACATCACTACTAGAAACGGTCCATCGGCCACAAATGACCTGAAAGCCCATCAAGCCGCTTTCACGTAGCAATTTATCTGATGAACTTGGTTCATAGTAAATTGACGCAAAAGGCATATTTTTAGGTCCGTACCCTTTGGCATCAGGACGTTCATAGATCGCATGACAAACTTCAAACTCTTGTTCATAGTTTTTATTTGTATATGCACTTTTGATCGAATCAGATACGTTTTCTTTGCCAAACTGTTTGACCATATTGATCGTGGTCAATTTGAATTTGCGGTAAACCCCATTTGGTTTATTGAACTCGTCGGTTGTAATAGCAAATTCACCGAACGTAAGCGGAATTAAATCCATGAGTTGGGCTTTAGATTTACGCCCATGTTCGGGTGCTAAAGCAACTCCTATACCGAAAGCGCCTTCTTGCATGTATATGTGATGCACCGACCGATACACATTGCTTTTTGAAAATGCGACATAACAAGCATCCTCAACAGCTTTAAGCCATTGGCGTACTTCAATATCTTTTTGCAATGATTCATCTGCGGCTTGCAATGTGAACCATTTACGACTTGGTGAACATGTGCCCGATACCATGCCCGCTGCAAGTGTTTTCAATGAATCTTTACCAGTATTGTCGACGATTTTTGACCAAGCGGAACGGTCATGTTTCTCTTGGTTTTTAATCGTTTTGATGGCAGCTGGCAAAACATGTAATGCTAATTCGGCGCAATATTCGTCCATATCATTTACACGTAATTGCCAAACAGCATCGAAACGTTTTTTCAGCGCTCTGATATCGTCTTCAGTCATCTTAACCGCCTAATAAAGTTTTCTTGCCTAATCGCAAATCTTCATCATTTACGCCTTGAGCATCCGTATAAAGCGTGTTCGCAATACCGCCAGACATAGAATTTTGGGCTTGCTGTACGCGGTCAATAGTCGCTGATGAATCGGGTGATTTAGAATCTTGGCGCGTTGGTTGCTTTGGTGGGGCAATGACCTGCGCCTTTGGTGCATCCATACCAAGGATATTGGTTACGCCGTCAAGAATATTTTTCACGCACATTGAAGGACTCCGATTAGTTTTGCCTTTTTCGACATTATGCGATTGGCACATTGAAAAGGCCCTGTTTCCTGTTGACACTACGCGTAAGGGTCATAATCACGTCTTGCAGCTGATGCATTGATCGTCTGCATAATGTGTCGTTTAGGCGTATCAATTTGCGCATTGATAATTGCAGAGCCGTAGTCGGGACTGCGGCCAATACGCTTAATAATTTCCTCTCGAGATTCCACTTTGATTTTGGTTCCCTGCAATCCCCAACGTGGCGCCGTTAAATCGGCTAAAAGCTTTGGTTCAGGCGGCAAAGCAACTGTACTGCCGTATGCAGGGTCTAATGCTTCACGGAACTGCCACCAGAGTTGGGAACGCAAGTTATAAAAACTAAGTTGCCCTGAACGGTCGAATGCAGTTGCAGCATTGCGTACGTCTACAGGCACAACGTGAATGCCCGATTGCTTTAAGAAATCGTATGTACTTGCACCAACGCCGATGACATCGACATGAATGGGCGCATGGTCACGAACATGTGAGACAGCAAACGATGCGCTTGTTGGTCCATCTGGTGAGTCTTTGCCCTCTAGTACGTTCGGGTTGTCATACCAATGTGCATATCGTGCGAAGCCGATCGTGTTATCGCCCCCACCACGTGCAACGTCCAATCCGTAAGAATCCATCTTGAAATCTCCACGATGCAAAATGCGCATGTCTTCAAGTGGCTTCCACCGTGCTTGTGCAGCTTCTACCCATGCGGTCGGAATAACTTGCCAAGGGTCATCTTCAATACCTGCACCGAAATCGCCGTATAACATTTGTGAGCGTAACGGCTCAGGTAATGCTTGTAATGTGCTCATGTAGCCTGTCTCCATGTAATACTTGTTATCAGTTACACGTGCAGGAATGAACGTGCGTGACTTTGGTGTGATGATGTGTTCAGGCTTGTAATCTTTTGGGTCAAAGTCATAAACAATTTGATCGTCAATAAGAACAAACTGTTTGTTGCTTTCAACTTCCTGTTCTTTACCTTTCACCATTGCGAAATAACGCAATTCACCCGGCTTTGCAGGGTTCGGATGGCCCTTTTTAATCCATGGTGCAAAGTAATCAATTACCCAACGCCCTTCAGCTGTAGTTGGTGGGTTGAAGGTCATTAGACATTTGGATTTGATTGTTGGGTCAGATGAACGATTCCACCCCATTACAAAGCGTGCTTGTGATTCACGAATTTCTGTAGCTTCATCGAGTGCTTTAAAATCATGTGCACGACCTTGCCAACGCTTCTCATCACCCAAATTATCAAGACCACCAAATTCGATTAAGCGGCCGTTGCCCAAATTCCAGAATGATTTTTGCGAGTTATAGCCGTTCTTATGGCCTAGAATTTCCTCACAACGTTGTACGATACCGTCTGTTTGCGCTTTCTCTCGACGTACAACCAAGCTACGTTTATGCACCGTTAAGAATGAGCCAACGACCAAATCCGTCTTGCCACCACCTGCCGCGCCACCGTAACCAATAACATCGGCTTGTGATAAATACGCAGCCATTTGCGGGCCTTCCAATGGAAACCAAATAGGCGCATCGGCAAGTAGTTTTGCTATTTCCGCTTGTTCATCTTCATCGAGCGTCAATAAATATTGCTCAATCTCCGATTCATCCATTTCGGCAAGCAATGCAAGGATTTCATCATCAGTTGTTTTGGTCATACATTCCCCAATCTTCAGGGCCGAACACAATGGTGTATCCCATTGCGCAAATGAACCAAATGTCTGAAAGGTCCTTATAGTGCTGATCGCCAAACAACTTAAAATAAAGACCGCCGACAAATATGAAAAATAGCCATGTGAAGTAGGAAAATGCTTTCTTCTTGCTTATACATTTCATCTTGAGCATTAGCAGGGTTAATAAGCCACAAACAACAACCATGAATGAAAGAGAAAGAATTACGGCAGCTATAAGCATGGTTTAACCCCAAATAATCCAACAGACAAAAAGACCTAATGAAAATACAAAGGTCACGATGATTGCTAGCCAAAAATAAATGGCGCTCATAATGTCAGGCATTGTCTTTCTCCTTAACCCAAACGTAGCATTCAAGGCGTCTAGACCAATAAACACTGACGCTGTGACGTTTACGCAATTTGCGCGCACGCTTTTTAGAAATAGGCCGCTCGTTCATAGTTAAACAACCTCCACTTGCCAAGGTTGAACACGAAATGTTTTAGCGTGTTTGGTCGCTTTGTTTTGGTCCTCATTCAATGACAAAGAGAAATCTTCAATGCCTGTTAGCCAATAGCCTTTGTCTGTGTGAATACCGTTGATGTAGTAATACTTCTTAGTTGCAGGCAAATAGACTTGTTGTCCGATCTTGTAATTGTGATGTTCACGCATCTTGATTCCCCTTATCTTTATCGGCCTTAGCCTTTGCTTTTTTCAGTTTGGCAAGCGCAGCAAGTTTTCTGCTTGATGCTTTGGTGTCTGTTAGTGGGTTTTCAGGGTCGTTGCTGTGTTCTACACGTTCTTTAAACATGCCAATGTGCTGACCCGCTTTAACCGCAGCAGCAAATTGATCATTCATCTTGATTTCAACGCCGTATTGATTTTCTTTAATGCCCGCATAAAGCAGTTTGGCTTTTGAACTCACTCTTGTTGTGTCTGAAACATGCGTATAGCCAACACCTTCACCACGGCATTCAGGGCAATCAGGATTAGGCACTTTGGTCTTATCAAATCCAAAACCACCATCACAGTCGGGCTTAGGCTTCTGGTTTGCTCTCGCGTTATAACAAGCGTTGTGATATTCGCCCTTGGTCCATTGGTAATAGTGATCTTCACCCCAACAGTAACGGCAATTAACACGCACATACTTGATTAGCTCGTTAGGGTCAGCCGTTGCCATATCCCAAAGAAGATTTAAAACCTTGTCTTGAGTGATCTTGTTTCGTTCTGCAAGTTCAGCTTCACCCGCTTCAATTGCTTTCTTAATTTCAGGTTTTTTAAGGTTCTCATCCCCAATAGACCCTGCTGTTTTAGCTGAATAACCTGCGCGTATAGCTGCTTGTGTTGCATTACGATCAATCAGATATTCATCAACAAAGCGTTGTTGTTTTCCACGTAGAGCCATTTAAAACACCTCCTTGTAGCAAAACTTTGTGCAAATACGTCTGCACATTTCATGGGAAATATCGTACTTGTTCGCTAACTGACGATAAGACAAGCCTTGATTATGCAAAGTTCTAATATTCTTTACGTCTGATTCAGTCACCTTTGGTGTTGAATCTCTTTTCACCTTGTCTTTCACGACAAATTCAGGCAGGAAAGCAAGTACTGGCATAAACATTCCTCCTATACCCACATTCCCCAAATCAACATTCCCGCATCGCGTTGTTCTTGATTTGTTCGACCTTGCCAACCTGTAATTCGATTGAACTCATCAGAGTTGACTTTGGTTTTAGTGGGTTTTACTTCGATAACTGCCAACCCCATGTGTTGAGCCATTTGAACGAGCAATTTACCTGTTGCATGATTTTCACCAACACGTTTTGAAATCTGCTCATTCACAGCAAGAGATTTATTAGCGCCATTTCTGAAATTAGCTTTTTTGTTTAGCCAACCTGCTTCGATCACAACTTTTTTGATTAGGTCCTGTTCTGCTTGGAATAGTTCAATCACTTCAGCAAAATTAAGATTTTTTAATTCAAATTGTGATTTCCCAAGTACTGCAACACCCGATTTATCTAAATCAGGATCAATCCCAATAATGATTTTAGACATGGGTACCACCTACACGAGCATCAGACCAATTGCACTCAACAGTGTGTAAACCGTCATGCTGAAAGCGTGACCATAGTCGGTCGCCTAAATCTGTTTTGAGTTTATTCATAGAAAAATTTGAAATAAGCATCGTTGGTTTTTTACGGTCATAACGTGCTGTCAAAATCTTATGAACAAGCTCTAAACGCTTGTCACGGTCATGCAAACCGTACTCATCAAGAATTAATAAATCGTATTGGGTGAACTCAAAAATTACCGATGCTTCTGATTGATCTTTTGTGTCCTTATCCCATGCATTCATGACACGCTGCGCAAGCTCTTCACTTGTGATGTATCGAACGTACAGGCCTTTTTTGAGAAGTGTTGATGCAGTAGCACAACCAAGATGCGTTTTACCCGTACCAGTTGAACCAACCATGATGAAATTGGATTTATTACCTGCAAGTAATGCTTTGGCATACTCGATGCATTTGGTAAGCGTATGTGCTTGTGCTTGTGTACGTGTTTGATAATTTGAAAATGAAGATTGAGCATGGCGTTCAGGTAGCATTGCACCGCCAAAATGCTTGTCACGTACCATCTGATCAACACGTGATTGGTCGCCTTGCTTTGAATCATGAACATGGTCAATTGCACAGTGTGGGCAAATTTGATGCGGTCCCGCTTGCACTTTTTGCACCTGGTGGATTTCACAGAATCCTTCAGCCATTTTGAAGCCGTTTAAAATATTCACCATCGCATTCATCTTAAAAATCCTCCGGTATGTTCACGGTTCCTGTGAACGGGCGATCATCTGATTTAGGCTCGTCTTTCCAAGCGTCATTGACGTTTCGAGAATCATTAGCCGAATTGGTTTTAACAGCGGGTTTACTTTTAGCCAGACGGCTTGCTTTCAAAGCATCGTCTTTCACCCACTGGATATATTTCGCGTAAATTTTGTTTTCAATGAGACGACCTGAACGAATTTCAGGTGCGTAATGCGGTAGGAAGGTAATCATGAAGGTGTCAAACTCTTCCTGAGTTGTTTTCGGTAACCCTGCTCTTTGTCTCCATGAGTTAATTTCATGAAGTGAGGGTTTCCACAAACTCAGGTCTTCATCGAGAGAATTTGGCGCTTCTGATTGTGTATGTATATATATAGATAAAGGTGACGATGAAGGGCATGTCTCAAGCATACCTTGAGCATTGCTTGCATCATGCTTATGCAATGCTTGTGCATATGCATTAGCATTGCTAGATTGATGCTCGTTAGATGCATTAGTGTTGCTAGAATCCTGCTCTTTGTTCCATCGTGCTTCCGCTGCTTTCTTTGCGCGCTCTGACTTTGAAGACTTATTACTTTCAGCTTGAGACTTTAAATCGTCCAAATATTTTGAAGATAATTCACTGTCTTTTACTTCAAATAAATTTGAATTTATCAAGATAGTTTTTAAAGCCTTCGCCTTACTCAAATTTGAACGAATTACGCTTGCAATAACGTTGTTGTCATCTGGTATTGCACCATTGCGCCAATAATCCATCATGAGTAAAAATGACGCACCGATTTGCTCGGTGGTCATTCGAGTGGTCTTAGCAAGCATGTCGCCAATATAAATTGGCATCCAAATATCTACGTCTTGGTTGCTCATACCACCTCACTTGCTCGATACATAACTTGTCGGCCAGATATTTCACGTGAACCAAGCAAACCTGCACCGATTACCCTACCTTCGCAGGTAGCGCACATAGGACGATTAGCGCTTGGTGTATCAAGTAAAATCCCTGTTCCTTTCCCTGTGCCACCGACACACATGGTCATGCCGCACCAACAATGCACGGCAAAATGTGATTTATTTCGAAAAGTAATAAGCGTTACGTGGCGAACTCGATGTGTGTATTCACCACGACGTGCCTCAACAAAAGGAACTGATTGTTTTATTGCTTTGCAGTTTTCATTGCCAAAGCCTTTACGTTTCATGTAACGGCTTGGTTCAAGGGGGATCATTGTCATGTAATCACCTCGCTTAATTTCTTAAACTCGGCAATGATTGAATCCACTATTGATTTGACATAAATATATTTTGGATTTTCTTTTTTTAGCGAACTATCAAATCCCCACTCTTCACCAAATAAGCTATCCATTGTTTCTTGCTCTTCAGAATCTAAGTGACGATATAGCTCACCTGCTGTATCAAATTGTTCACCAGATAAAGCATCATGAAGGCTTCTTAAAGCTTCTTTTGATAAAGTTTCATCACCATATTCACGTGCAAGCTTTATCTCTTCTTTCTTTTCACGGTCAATAAGTTCAAGGATTGCGTCACCATCTTCAATGAAAATGGAATCAGGAATTTGATTATTCTGATTGAATAATTTATTCATCAAATAGCCTGAATTAGTTTTAGCAATGAACTCGTGAAACGTTTTAGTTCCACAGTGGCTGAAAAATGCAGTACCTATATAGTCCTCAAGTATCACAGTTATACGACCACCACATTCACTGTAGGTGTTGTTAGGCTCAATATAGATAGTTGCCCATGCATCCTGATGCTCACCAAGATTTTTAATAGTTAGTTTTTCAATCATGGCTGCACCTCGAATACTTTTCTAAGTGCTGCCACCACTTGCTTTATTTCTTCTTCAGTGCGCCATACGCCAAATTGAGCCCAAGTGTCATGACATAAACGAGAGACTTTGATGTAGCCACATTTTGAATCATGATCAATCACATAAAAGCTTTCATCTTGATTTGGCTTAAACGGTGCAGGAACTTCAACACCATTAATTAAAATTGTTTTAGGCTTGATGCGGAAAAATACTTTTTGGACACCTTCTGACATGCCAGAAAAGAAAACTTTAGTTGATACATCATCTTCAAGTGGGTTGAAGGTATCCCATTTTTTTTCTTCCCAAGGCTCAACGCTGATTTGAACTGTTTCACCTGCCAATGCAGCAGTTAAAGCAGCTTTACCATCAACTAAACCTTCAAGGCCTTCAACTTTGAATGTCTTATATTCAGAGGTAATTTCTTGGTCTGTAGGAATTAGAGTTAAACTCTTGGTTAAGTAGTTTTCATAGTCATTTGACTTGTTAATAGCTGAATTAATCCATTCACCATCCCAGTAATAAATAATCTGGTCACTTGTTAAATAAATGAATTTCTCTTGGTTATCACAATGCGTTGCATCATGTACATTATTACGATGCAAGATTACATGGTCATTTAACTCTGATTCAGATAAATCAACAATTCCTTCAACAGCCCAGTTGGCACGATCAATAACATACTGATTATCTACAAACTTGATCCCTCCATCTTCATAGGTGAAAATAGAGAATTCTTCACAATCAATTTTTGGGAATTGAACTGAATAACCAATCGCGCCAAGCTTATTTAATATCTCTGCGCAATTATTTTTATTAACTTTAATATGATATTGATTCATGACACCTCTCCCATAGCTATAAAAGCACGACTGAGATGCACAGATTCATCGCAAGAAAAAACCTGACAGTTTTTTGAAACATGATTTTCAATGTGACGGTCATCGCCCATGTCTTCAATTTTCCGCTGTTCCACAGGTTGAACTAAACAGTGATTACACTGCTCTCCTTTAAACTCAGGACATTTGTTTTTGCACTTATGTTCTGTTAAATTAGTCATGTGATTTAATCCCTTTGATTAATGAACAACTAAGCCTGATCCACGAAATCAGGCTTTTTTAATACCCAAGTTTTTCCTTTTTACCGCTGATCTCGTCATGAAACAGGTCATCAACGGTTTCAATACGGTTCATCCAGCTTTTAGACATAACTAAAAGTGCAGCTACCCGTTCTTTATCAATGCTTTGATAATCTTTAGGTACCACCTTCAAACCTAAGCAGCTCAATAGCTCGCAAAAGTTTTCAATTTCAGTTAAGCCATTGCTTTTCTTGTCGTTTTTCATTCTCGACAATGTGCTCGCATCAACATTCAGATGGTCAGCAATTTCGGTATTTTTATTTGATGCAAGCGCCTGCAATATTCGGGAGACGCCATTTCTGGCGCTTGCAGATAGATCGACTAATAATTTGCTCATGTGAGTTCCTAAGCAGTTTTAGGCTGCATATCCGCCTTAACTTGTCCTTTGGTTAAGACTTGAAATGTTGCTTGTGTGCTAGTGGGAATCCCGCCACTGCGCCAGTAGGAAATAGTTGATCTAGGTCGCTTCAATTTGCGCGCTAGATCAGCATCACTTTTGACTTTGTAGAATTTAATTAAGTCATCAACAGTCATGTTTAGTTTCCAAAACTATTATGTTTAGTTTATTGAACTATAAGTTTAGGAACATGTCAATTTAATTGTTTAGTATTTTGAACAAGAGTTTAGGAATATTTTTATGCAAACTACTGCTGATAGAATCATTTTGAGAATGCAGGAACTAAAGGTTCAGCATAAAGATATCGTTGCTGCTACAGGTGCAAGCAAAGGAACAGTTACAAACTGGATTTCTGGTGTAAATGAGCCAACTGGAAAACGACTACTTGCCCTTGCCTCTTTTTTGAAGACCTCGCCTGACTGGTTATTAACTGGAAAAAATGAGGAAGGCAGTAATGGCAGAATAACTAATGCTGAAGTTCAGATTTATGATGAAAATGATCCGGTACCAGATGGCTTTACAGCAATTGATTTCTATGACGAAATTTATGTAAGTGCAGGAAATGGGCACTTAAATATAGAGTCACCAAGCACAAATAAGTTTTTTGTACCTACTGGCCTACTTTATGAATGTAATGTCGATTCTTATTATGCAAAAGTAGTTAAAGTCCGTGGTGATAGTATGGCACCTGATCTTTTAGACGGTCAGCGTATATCTGTTGATATTTCAGCAAAAAAAATCTTTGATGGTGAAATCTACGCTTTCCAAGTTGGTGATGATACTAAAATTAAATACTTATTTAATTGGAATGAGCAAGGTCCTGGTGGGTTCAAGGCAATCTCAAGAAATGAAGATAAACTTAGATTTCCTGATGAATATTATTCACCTGCCAGAATTGAAGCTGAAGGAATTCATGTTATTGGTCAATTTTGGATGAAACTTGATACTAGAAAAATAAGAAGATAATCATGTATTTAAAAAATATTTTAATTGGACTTTTATTAGTTGGTTTAGTAGGTTGCGGAAAGCCATCAATCACGCAAGAAGATTATGACAATATGGTCTCAGAAAAGGATCAGCAAATAGCTGATTTGGAAGATCAAGTAAGCAAATTGCAAGATCATATATCAAATCTAGAAGCTAAAACTGAAGAAGTTAATAACCAATTTCAAAGATTTGAAAATGAAAATTGGCGTGATGTTGTTCCTGATGCTGATAATGCAGTTGAAGAACTAAATACTGAAGTTGAAAACAATCCTGACGTTTCCTATTAAATTTTACAATTATACAAACCCGCTTTATGCGGGTTTTATTTTGTTTACTAAACAAGAAATAAAAAAAGTTCATTTTTCTAAACAAATCTATTGACCTATTTTGTTCAGTTTACTAAACTGATTTCACCAACTACTAAACTCAAAAGTTAGGTGAATGTTATGCCCGCTAAAAACACTTCATTCAGTCAAACCCTAGCAAATCTTCAACGTGGTGACACGATTGAACAACTTGATGAGCTTTTGACTGAAGCACTTCAAGCTTCAAACGACACAGGCAAAGTTTCAAAAGTAACGGTTACTTTGACAATTAAGCCTAATGGCCGTGGTACCTACAAAATTCAGGACGACATTAAGTCAACTCTTCCTAAATTCGATAAAGAACCAACTGTTCTATTTACAGATGGCGACCAACAGCTTGTGCGTGAAGACCCACGCCAACAGAAACTAAATCTTGAGCATATTGACGCGGGTACACCTGCTGAACTCAAGCAAATTCCAACTGATAACAAACCAACAATTAAGCCTTTAAGTTAATTAATTAGCTTACTTAATAACCTTTTTTATTAATTTTTTCTAAACAAGCCATTACAGGTAAAAACCAATGAGCGAACTTAACAATATTGCAGAAACTAATTACAAGCTTGGTCAAGAAAGCTTGAAAACTGCCACCAAATCAACAGACGTTTTACCTTTTATTGTAGTGCCACATGGTAGTGAAGTACACCCATTTAAAGAGTTATTAGCTCGTCCTATTAACTTAGAGCAAAGTGTTTCTTTAAATACAGCAAAAGACTTTATCGCCTATGTAACGCGTTATGCTGATAAAAATTCTTTAGTCTTTGTTGATGTGTTGGAAGGCAAATTTAAAGCTGTACTCGATTATCACGAAGTTGAGAAAGAAACTAATACTGGCGCTGTTCTTTCACCACGTCATGGTAAACATATTGCTCGTTTTGTCGCAGAAAAAACACCTGAATTTAAAAAAATTGAAGATAAGTCAGGTGAAAAATTCAGCCAAACAAACTTTGCTTTGTTCTTAGAAGATGTAATGCCTTACATCAATCAGCCAGACGCAGCAGTTTTGTATGAAATCGTACAAACATTAAATGCAAAAACAAATGTTGATTTTAAATCTGGCATCCGCACGGATAACGGCCAAGTTCAATTGACTTACAACGAAACAATTGAAGCACGTGCCGGTACTGCGGGCAATCTAACTATCCCTGAACAAATCGTTTTCGGTATCCAAGTACATCGTGGCGGCAATCACTATGCCCTGCCTGCGCGTTTCCGCTATCGCATTAAAGAAGGTGTGATTACGTTCTGGTACGACTTAGATCAACTTGAAAAAGCTATCGAAAAATCAATGGAAGACACCGTTGAGTATGTTCGTCACGGCAAAACTGTTGGGAATGATGAAGTTCAAGGCCAATTAAACGGCATCCCTTCTTATGTGCAGATTCTGGAAGGTTCAGTTTAATTTTTTCTAACTTTTAGACATAAGAAAGCCCCGAAATTTTGGCGAAGGACGGGGCGATCTAAACAAGCATTACTTCTTCACTGTTATTCAACAGCTAAAGATAACGGGGTCATTATGGAACAGAACATTATGGTTAGTCAAATTTCAAATAATCATCGTAATCTGATTAAAGGATTAATTCGAAAACAAAAAGTAAAGCGCATTAAAAAAGCTTTGCGTAATAAACGCGATCAATTAATTGCGGCAATTAAAGACGCATATAAAAACAGCCCTGCTTTAGGTTTTGGAACATGTTTTATTGGCGGGATTGTTGTTTTGGTGTTGACGATGAGTTTTGCCCTAGCGTCTGCTCACATGGCTTATAAAAATTTAGGCCCACAGCAAATAAGTATTTTTTCACCTATTTACACAGTAGATGACTTGGATTTAGGACCTTACAACGACTGCAACGTTGATTGTCATGCATCAATTCTTACCAGTGATATGCGCTTTCGCATTGAAGTTGGTTTTGACTTCTCAGGATATGACAACAGCAATGGCTTTAACCGTGCTACAGGCATTCAAATTGAGCGTTTAGAGCCAATCAATGTTGTTGATGAAGAAGGTGTTGTAAATGCCTATATCGACCGCTTTGAGCTTGTAAAGATCAATGAAGCGCTTGAAGAATCAATTGAAACTAAATTAGCAAAGTTGGGTGGCTAATATGAATACACATGTTGACCGTGAAACATTCCTAGCAAACCGTAAAAAAGGTATTGGCGGTTCTGATGTAGCAGCCATTCTAGGTTTTAGCCCTTATAAATCACCATATCAATTATGGCTTGATAAAACAGGCCGTAGTGAAAAGTCAGAACAAAATGAATCTGCTCACTTTGGTAATTTGCTTGAAGATGTAGTTGCTAAGGAGTTTTCACGCCGATCAGGTATGAAAGTTCAGCGCGTAAAACAACAGTTATTTTTGGAAGATCATCCTTGGGCGCTTGGAAATATTGACCGTGCCGTGATCAATCCTGAAATTTCAGGGACAGTTCGCTTTAAAAATGGTGCTTTGACTACTGACCAATTGCTTGAGTGTAAAACAGCTAGTGAGTACATGAGCAAGTTGTTCGGTGAACAAGACACTGACCAGATACCAGACTATTACCTAACTCAATGTCTTTGGTACCTAATGATTACAGGCTGTCAAGTTATTCATTTAGCTGTGTTGATCGGCGGTAATAAGTTCCGTATGTACCGCATCGAACGCGATGAAGATTTAATTAAATCTATTTTCAACCAAGTAAAAGCATTTTGGTTTAACCATGTGCTTGCAGACGTACCGCCCGATCCGACTTGTTTTGATGATGTTCTACATCGTTGGTCTAAACACGTAATCGGCAAACAGGTTGAAGCTACACGCGATCATTTAAAACTAGCTGATGAACTCATCAAAGTTCAACAAGCCAAAAAGGTTGCAGAAACGCGTGAAGAAGCTATCAAGCTAGAAATTGCTACTTCTATGCAAGATGCCGAAATGATGATTAGCCAAGGCAAAGCAATCTGCACTTACAAAGAACAATCTTCAACACGCATTGATAGCAAGCTGTTGAAAAAAGAACAACCCGAATTATTCGAGAAATACAGCAATACCAGTAGTACGCGTGTATTTCGTATTTCAACCAAATTTAAAGAATCTCTAATTTAAGGAAACTTATCATGAATGCATTAGTTCAAAACACTGGCTTTTTAACTCCGACAACTTTAGCTGAAGCAATGCAGGTTGCGGATTTATTGGCAAACTCTGAAATTGTCCCAAAGGACTATCAGAAAAAACCAGGCAACATTTTAGTTGCAATGCAATGGGGTGCTGAAATTGGATTACAGCCACTTCAAGCAATGCAAAACATTGCTGTGATTAATGGTCGCCCTTCTCTATGGGGTGACGCTGTGCTTGCTCTTGTGCGTAGCTCAGGATTACTTGAACAGTTTGAAGAAACTCAAACAGAAGAGATGGCGACTTGTACCGTTAAACGTAAAGGTCAAAAGGCGGTAACTAAAACATTTTCTAAAGAAGATGCTAAACGTGCAGGTTTATTAAGCAAGCAAGGTCCTTGGTCACAATACCCTAAACGTATGATGCAAATGCGTGCGCGTGGTTGGGCATTACGTGATGAGTTCACCGATATTCTAAAAGGCTTTGGCGTAGCTGAAGAAGAACGCGACAAAGAAATTGATGTAACACCTGAACCCTCAAATCTTCCAAAGCATCAAGGTACCACAGGCTTAAAAGCGCAGTTAGCGGAACGTGAAGAAAAGCAAGCTAAGGTGATTGATTTAGCTGTGTCATTCAATGTTGAAAAATGCATTCAAGATATTGGGCAGGTTGAAAACCTAGCAGATTTAAAAACACTTGGCTCAACCATTCCTTCTGATCTTGGTGAACCGGCACAGACTGATATTAAAAACGCATACGCAAATCAGAAATTTTACCTTCAGCTTGTAGATGATTTGGAAATTGCAAACTCAATTGAAGCAATCAACTCAATTATGGAAAAGCAATTTGAACCAAACACGTCATTCTTAACTGATGCACAGATTGATTCTGTCAGCGCATTATTTGAAAGAAAAACGGCTGAATTAACTGCGTAACTCATTAGCTCTTTTTAAATAAATTTTATACGAGCGCCCTTAATTTTAAGGGTGCTTAGGGAAATTCACCCATGAAACCAACTATTGAACAAAAACAAGCCATTGATATGGCAATTAATGGAGAGTCTTGTAAGGTTACGGCTTATGCAGGCGCAGGGAAAACATCAACACTTAAATTAATTGGTAATGCTAAAAGCTATCAATCTGGTATGTACTTGGCATTCAACAAAGCAATTGCTACTGAAGCAGAAAGTAAATTTAACCGGAACGTTCGCTGCAAAACTTTCCATAGTCTTGCATTTAATTCGGTACCGCGTTGGTTTACCAATAAGCTTAAAAACCGTCGCTTAATGTCAAATCAAATTGCTTCACGCCATGACCTTGAATCGTATCAAGTACCCGTGGCTTTAACTAAACAGCGCGGTGAAGATGATCAAAAACGTTTATTCAACAATAAGCGCATGGCTACATCTTTAATTAATGCCATTGGTTATTTTTGCCGATCTAATTATTCAGAAATCCAGTTAGCACAAGTTTATGCAGCTCTACCCGATTGGATGGAAGAAACACACCGAGCTGAACTTGCAAAAATCCTTCTACCTAAGGCTAATGACTATTGGCAAGACATTCTTGACCCGTTCGGTGTAAACCGTTTAGAGCATGACCACTATCTAAAATATTGGGCACTCAGTAAACCAGTCATCAACACAGATTTTATTTTGTTTGATGAAGCACAAGATGCTGACCCGATCATGCTTAACGTTCTAAATAATCAAAGCGCTCAGGTCATTTATGTTGGTGACAGACACCAACAAATCTATGCATTTCGTGGTGCTGTAAATGCAATGCAATCGCTTGAAATACCTGAAACACGACTAAGCCAGTCATTCCGTTTTGGTCAAGATATTGCGGACCTAGCAAATACAATTTTATTCAATGTGCTTGATGAAGAAATTCCTTTACGTGGCTTTGAACAAATTGAATCACAGGTATGTGAAGTTCATGACAGCGTGGCCGATGCAATTATTTTCCGCACTAATGCCGCTGCGCTTTCACACATGGTTGAGCTTATTCAATTAGGCCGTGAACCACGTCTTGAAGTTGATACAGGTTCTTTAATTAAAAATATTGAAGATGCCAAAAAAGTTAAAGCAGGTGTTCGCGTAGCCGATGGAAGTGTATTTGAAGGCTTCAGCACGTGGGAAGAAGTACTTGAATACAGTCATGAAGTATCAAACAGCGACATTAAACCACTGGTGAGTCTGATTGAAAAAGTAGGTGAAAACGCACTCATTGAAGCTTTATTGAAAAGCAGCTCAAACGACTATGACTGTGTTGTGACAACGGCTCATAAATCAAAGGGCCTTGAATTTAACAAGGTCAAATTGGGCGGTGACTATTTCTATAAAGAGGCAGTTTCTGAAGGTGAAAAGCCATTAACACCAGATGAAGCACGCCTGTTATATGTGGCCGCAACCCGCGCCAAAAAACAACTGGATATTACCGCCCTCAACCCTCTTTTCAAAATCATTAATGCAGGAGTAGCAGCATGACTACAACAACCGTTGTTTCACTCGATCAAATTAGAGCTGCACTTGAGTCCAACACAACCAATGCACATGCAGAAGTAATGGCACTCCTAGAAAAGCCTTTACTTGAAGAAACATTGATCAAAACACGGGGCAACCAAACTAAGGCAGCCGAATTGCTTGGCCTGAACCGTGGCACCCTACGCCAACGTTTGAAAGCTCACAACATTTTAAAAACAAAGGTGGCAGCATGACAGATTTGAATAAGTTAAGAAGTGAGTTTGAGGAAGCTTATTTAAGTGTTGGCGGTAAGCAGCGCGAACTTGAACTTGAAGATGGTGAATATACAAATTCTAAGGCTCAACTAGGTTGGGAATTATGGCAGATAAAAGCCAAAGATCAGGCGGTGCCAGAGACTCATAAACATAGTGTGACTTTAACCTGTGCTGAATTGAAAGAAGCTTATGACTTTGGTGCGCCAGATGAATCACAAGAACAAATGACTTACTTAGTCACAATTGGTTGGCATGAAAATGGTCACAGTGGTGCTGGATACTATGCATATATGACCGAATGTGAGGATGAGGGTTCTATCAAGTTGGGTGAAAGCGAATCGGGAGCTGAGGGATGAGTAATCAATTAAAGCCAACTGAGATTATCCGGGATGAAATGGGCTGTTGGGTACATCCTGAATATCTTAAATATCTAGATGACAATCATGCTGACCAAGAATGGTTGAGTCAAGGCGATTGGGATCAATTAAAGGAGCATTTCAATATTGTCACTACTCGACTTTATTTAGAAGGAAGTGTTTCTGATGATCAATTTTTGGAAATTATGGACTCATCGGATTTATCTAAATGGGATCCGATTGCACCACATGGTTTTTTCTTAATAGATATCGGTTTTACTGAAGATGGTGCAGAAGCTTTGTTTGCCAAAGAGAAACTAATAGAAGGAGCTGAACAGCCATGAAACCATTTTATTTAGTTTGGAGTGAAGGCCGCGGCAATCCTACTTATAAACATGAAAGTTATGCGAGCGCTGAGCGTGAAGCACATCGATTGGCGAAACTTAATCCTGGTGAAGAATTTCATGTTTTGGTATCAAGTTGCACCCTTCATATTCCTGACCCAGTTATTAAAACAGAGCATTTGGAAGACATGCCGTTCTAAGAATATTAGGGAGAAGTAGCATGACAGAAGTTAAGTTTGTTTCTATGCCTGCGACTGAATTAGCGCAGTTGATGGAGAAAGCTTGTGAAAATGCGGTATCCAAAGTGTTAGCAGCTCAAGGCGATGAGCTGCTTAACATTACGCAATTATGTGAACGTATACCGGGCTTATCCTACCATTCATTTAAAAAGCTAGCCAAAGAGCATAGATTCAAAGATATTAAAGGCCGTTATTCGCTTACGGCTGTGAAAGCCGCGCTGCAATCTCACTAG